CAGGGCCATAGGGTTCGCCTTGAGGCTCTCGAACACGTCGGGCCGGGGCGGCGCCATGACTATGTCATCTTGTGCGTACCGCTGAGGCTCCCTCGGCCAATCACTTTCGGACGGGGCGTTTCTTGACGGGGGCTCGCGGTCGTTTTGTTTCAGGAACGGGAGGTTCTCCATCGTCGTCACTACCCTCTTCGTCACTCTCGCTTTTATCTGCTACAACGAAACCATCCAAGTTCCCATCTTCATCCGCGTCAGACTCACCCTCGAGGTCCTCCTCCGAGTCCTCCTCCGTGGGCACGTCAGTGTCTGACTCGTGCGAATCGTACTCTTCCGCAGAGTAATCATCCTCGACTTGCTCAACGGGCTCGTAACGGACTGGGGGTTTGGAGACGCGGCCCGAGCGCGTGCGGTTATTGGTCTCCACGCCTTCTGGCGAATTTGGTGGGCACGACATCTTCTGTGTAGTCTTTGAGCGTCTCGTTTAAGTACTTGGGGAAGAAGTACAATCCTCGGGCGAGTGCATTTTGGTTCAACATATATTCACCCTCATATCCCAACTCGAGTGCAATGGCCTCGAGTTCTTCAGCCAGGTGTGAATCGTCGGCCCGCTCTACGAAGAGGCCCAGGTTCCTGATATTTTCGAGGGCTGCGTAGAGACCCGCGGCCGACTTGTCGATGTTGGCCGTTCCCAATTCTGATTCGAAAATCTTGATGTTCACCAGAAACTCCTTCCAGGTCGCAGGGTCGAGACCCGAATACTCGTGGACGCGCTTCTCATAGGCGACGAAGCGCCTACCTTGAGACATTGGGAAAAACATCCATAAGAAAACTGCCAGTAGGACTACCCACAATAGCAACATCTTTGAGTTGCTCTACTATTGATGGCGAAAGAATATGTTCTGTACCTTTGAACTCGGCACATTCCTCGTCAAAGCACCGCTGATGGATACGCCCGTTCCATACAGAGAACCAGACGTGGTTCGACTTGTGCTCGTCTCGTATCCTTTCGCAAAATTTAGAGTCCGTCTGGACAAACCAGCCGTCGTGCTCGTGCCGCTGGACCTTCTTGACGCGCGCGCGCCTCTGACCCATCATGTACTGCTGGATGTACTCTTCGAGGGGGCCCGTCTGTTCGAGGACCTCCTGGGATCGTGCATCCTCGTCGGTCCTGATGGCGAACAGGGCCATGATGTCCACCCGGGGCTCCTTGGAGAACTCGCGCGTGAATGGCCCGCCGTCGGGTCCCGTGCCGCGCCACGGCAGGTACGGATCACCGCTCGGTTTCTTGTGCGACCAGAGCATACGGAGGCCGGACCCACCATAGACCGACGCATCGACCACTTTGTCCCAATCAAACTCGTGGTACCGTCTCAGACCTAGAATGATTTTTGTTCTCAAATTGAGAGCCTGAGTCCGAGACACTATGAGGTCTGGCCAGTGAATATGGACCCCAGACTTGATCCCTTCTTTGATGGGTCGCGGGAGGGCCCGAGCTATGAGACATTGACCCCCATCCACCTCTTCAGCAATCAAGGAACAAAATTGGATAAGGTCTTCATCCTTGAGTTTTTCCTGAGCCTTGTAATCGAGGTCCACGAAAAATTTAAACAATTCAGTCTTTTGTTCGACCACATACAATTTAGTTCCTGAACTCACGAGGTCTATACACGCCTGATAGAACTCGTGTGTATCTTCGGTCGGCACTGAGAGGATCCCACCATCCATGAGGACATGGGTCGCCGAACCGCTCGGGATTTTCCAGGATTCCATTACTTGATTACTCTTCGTCTGAGCTCTCTAAGGTGAGGAAAGCCCAAAAGGGTCTGATCCGGTACTTTTTCTTTTTGGCCTCTGCGACCGGCGCCACGGCCGTTTCACGCGAGGCTGCCTCCTGGGCCGCCTCTATGTTCTCAATTTCGTAACACAATCGGCGAAGAGACATTTCAGTAGCTAGTTTCTGAGGATCCGAACCATCTGCTCTGAGGGTCGCAAGGATCGTCGCAAACTCGAGTTTTGAGCGAGTCATCTTTAGTAAGGAAAACGAAGTTTTCCGTCGGACCGCACCGCGGTCCTCGTGCGCAGCACTTATTTACGCGGCCGCGCCGCACACAGTCGCTGCGCGACTGGGGGTCTTCAACCCCTCAAATTGAAGGGCGTCTTGGAAGTCCCGAGGGCCTGCTGGAACTCGGGGTTCCCTAGGACGTGCTGACGAATCATGGGCCATAGATTTGACCGTTGTGCGATGGTCGACAGGGGTTCGAATTTACAATCATCATTCTCATCGTAATTCTTACGGAAAGGAACCTGCGCCCCTTCCATCTTCTCCTTTTCTTCGAGGAACCGCTTCACTATATGACGGTGCTCTATAGACGTCATAGGCATATCGAATATGTAAACGTGATAGACGTTTACGACATCGACCCCATCCTCGATATCTCGTGGCTCTGGGGTATTTGTGATGAATTTGAAATAGGAGTATGACCCCCTTTTCAAATTTATCATCCCTCGTGTTTCTTCCTCGAGTTCTCGAACCGCACATCGAAGCGGGTTATAGACCTCTCGTCGGCGACACCCGCCGGTGACGAACGTCCACTCTTTGTAGCGCCGGTCATGGACTATCAAAAAGTGGGGAATGTCATTCACTGTGCTCACTGGGATCGCTATTGCTTTGTGCCTTTCGCGAGGGCCTCGGGGATTTGACATCACCCTCTGATATTTCCTGACCAAAATATTTTGATATATTTCCCGTGCGTGGATTGTAGCTAATCAAAAAGACGAGGCCGAGGAGCAAGAGCCATTGCCAGAGCTGCATGGTGTTTAATTTTGATTAAGAAATTTACGACGCGTACATCAACCCTCCAAGACCGTTCTGGATGCGGAGCACGTTGTAGTTGACGGCGTACAGGTACGGCGAGCTGATGGCCTGGTTGGTCAGACCCAGAAGGCCGTTGGTCAGCTGGGGATCGGTGACCAGGCGGAAGGTGTCCAGGCGGGAGAAGTTGAGGGTGCCGGTCGGCTGGAGCTTGGACGTGTCCAGGCAGTAGCTGATGATCGCCACGTTCGCCACCTGGTTGTTGTGGATGTAGCCGAAGGGCGTGTTGTAGTAGTGGGCAGCGTCCATGTAGGCGGCCAGGGAGCGGAACTCGCCGACGTCCACACCGTTGATCTGGGTCTTGAGCACGTAGCGAGCCGCCGCCGCGCTGTTGGCGCCGTTGGCGTAGATGGCCGGGTAGTTGGCAGCCGGGAAGGCGATGAACTTGACCGGCTGGGCCAGAGCCAGCTCCTGGACTGGGTTGCTCAGGATGGTCACGCGATTCACCTGGGTAATCAGGAGGTCCTGGGCGCCCTTCGCGAAGAAGTTGCGCTCGGTCTCATCCAGGTACACAAAGTTCGACCAGCACTGGAACATCAGGTCCGAGTACTTGACGGTCGACGTGGCCGTGCCCTGGAAGAAGGACACGTCCGTGCTGGCCTGGATCTGGGTCGGGGCAGCCTGAGCCGGGAAGGTCACAGTCACCGTCTGACCGCTGACCGCCGAGACGTACACTGGGCCAGTCACAGGCAGACCAGCCACGTACTGGCCGATGATCGGTGCGCTGCCCGCGCCCGTCGGGCTCGAGAAGGTCGAGAAGACCAGGGACGCGCTCGTCGCGCCCAGGGCCACGGAGCTCGGCAGGGGAACCACGCTGGTGATGACCGGGGCGTACACGTTCACAAGGGCGTTGGCCGGCACGATGGTCGCCGTGGCGTTCGAGCTCGTGAACAGGTTCGCCTGGCCAGCCGTGTTCGCGAAGCTCACGATGACGTTGCTGCCGATCGGTGAAGCCGTGTTCGAATTCACAGTCTGAATCACGGCAAGGGACGTCTGGGTGTTTGCCGTAGGCGCCACAATCAGAGACCCGGGGAACAGAGGGCCGGTGAAAGAGCTGAAGGTCAGGTTGGCCGTCAGGTTCGATCCGGTCAGGGTGCCCTGCTGGACCGACAGAGCCACGTTGCCAGTCGCCTGGGGAGCGGCCGACAGCAGAGGGTTGGTCGTCAGACCGAAGTTGACCGTCGTGCCCAGGTTCTGGGACCAGGTGATGCGCAGCTCCACGTCGTGAAACTGCAGAGCCACAAGCGGTAGGGAAACCGACCAGTCCTTGCAGAAGAAGAACTTCAGGGGGTAAAAGATCGCCTTCTGGTTCGTGGGGGTCGCCTGTGTAGCCGTCTGGTTGTTCAGGTAGCGCTGGGAGAAGGTCTGAGCACCGGTCAGGGGCTCGATATCGGTCGAGTACTCGAAATCCTGGGTGTCGATAATCTGGCCGCCGATCATGAGCTCCACCTTGTCGATAACCTTGGACCAATCCAGGTTGGAGATCACAGAGCCGTTGTTATCACGGGCGGTGAAGTACACGTACGAGAGTAGGTCACCCTTCTTCTCGAACCGAATGGTCGAGATGCCGCCAGCGGTCGGCTGACCCTGGATAATCTGACGCTCCACGGAATGAGCATAGTGGGTATACCGGCGGTAGTTGGACCGGAAGAAAGAAACCTCGGGCTTGCCCGTCAGCCACGCGTCCTGAGCACCGGTCGCGACAAGCTGAACGATACCTCCGCTCATTTTACAATTGGTCTAGATTATTTTAGACGACCGAAAGAGGCGGCTGGGCAATTGGGTTTTTGTCGAGTTGCTGGATCGCCATGTCCATGGATGCGTTCGTAGACCAAGGGTTCATGCGACCCTTCTTCTCGTTGAATCTGTCGAATTCAGGACGCTGATACTGCTGGAATCGCCCGCCGTCCGCCGCCGCCACGGGGAACGCCGTCGTCTCGGACCGAAGGCACGACGGGGCGCCACCCTGGTTGATGGGGTCCGTGCGGACATTCATGCGCCCGGGGCCCTCTGGGCGGTTTCCATTCTCACGGTAGCCGCTCATGCGCGTCAGAGCCTTGTCCGTGTAGCACGTCTCGCCACCCTCGGCGTACGGCTGAGCCACGTTGTACTGAGCCGGGCCAGTCTCAAGGCCGTCGGTGCGCATACCCGTCTCGTGACGGATGGTCGAGCGCCGAGTCTTGATAAAGTCCGGACGGCCCTCGGGGCCGATGAGGGCGCCACCCTGACCCTCACCCTGGTTCTGAGCGGGCGGGCGGTACCACGCCTTGGAGTCCTTGGCCTGGTGAGTGATATCACCCATAGTCGTACCGCCATTCTTGACGACGGGGTTCGAAGGTCCGTTACGGCCCTCGAGGGTCGTGAGACGCTCCTCGTTGATGTTGTTGGGAAGGGCACGGAAAAAGTCGTGGAAACCACCGGCGGATGGAACATCCGACCCGACACCCAGACCCGGTCCGACGTTCTTGCGTTCGATGGGCTGGAGATTGTTCATTTTGTTCGTCACGTTCTGACGGTTGTACAAATCATAGACCGGCTGACCGAACGGGAAGCGACCCGCGTCAGGCGAACGGTCCTGGAGAGACCCGATTTCGTTTTTGGGACCGAGACGGGAGTCGCCGATGCGCCGACCCAGATCCGGAGTCATAATTTTGAGGTCAAAATAGTCCTTTGAGTGATCACGTGAATTCGCCATAAGATCCACGTCACGACGGGTCAAAGAGGGTGTAGCCGCCTGGACGGGCTTTTCGACCGAAGACTCGGTCGACTCGCTCAGACGCTTGCCTGCAAACACAAGGCCGACGACTGCAGCGAGAGCCAATGGGTCCATGTTACTATTTACTTACTAAAATATCTCTGAACGAAACGAGTGTTCTGATCGTCGACATACGTGCTGACTGGGTTCCAGCCCATCACGCGCTGTGGGATGGTGACGTAGCTGTTCGGGAAGTCGTACGGCTGTTCGGTCACGTTCTTCTTCCATGCGATGGTGGTGCGTTCACGGAGCATGCTCTCCACGTCGGTCTTGTCGGCCAGGACAACGGTGGCCGGACCCATCATCACGCCCTCCTGAAGGACCAATGGGCTCGTGTTCAGGATAGGCATTATTACTTTAGTGTCCGAAAAAAACTATAGATTTATAGTATGCCTTCTGCACCCGCACGGGTGAGCCCTCGTTCTCACAAGGCCAAATCGGCCTCGCCTGCTCGCCGCCGGCGCAGTTTGCGCGCCGGTTCCGCTCCGGGTCGACTCGGGTCTTCTGTGAACCCCATGTATCGTCGCGCCAAGTCCGCGTCACCTGGTGTGCGTCCATGGAATCCTCCGCGTGCTCGCCGCGGCTCGGTCCGCAGGTCGTCCGTCGGCCGCGGCGCCAAGGCGCTCACGACGCTTCTGGCTCTGCAGGCTGCGCTCAAAGGCGACACCCCTTACGTCGGCGCGTCGGGCAAGGCTCTGGCCATCTACCCCCTGGGTACGAGCGGTCCCAATTACACGATCCAGACTCGCACCATGGGTCGGCGTCACGAACTCGCAAAGTTCCCTGCTGTGGAACGCACCCGCCTCCGTCGCCCCCTGACGTGTGGCCGCAAGGCGTGCCTGGGTGGCCAACCCAATTCCAGCCTGTACGAACCCAAAATGACGTGGGTCAAGCTGAACGGGAGCAGAATGCCCCGTAAATTTGGCGAGGGGGCGTGGACCAACTTACCGATGCCCTCAATTTCAGCCTCGAATGTGTTGCGTTTCGAAGCCCAGGGGTATCAGTTCCCCAAGTCGGTCCTGAAGCAGGCCCACGCTGGTCTGCCTATTGCTGGAAATTACAAACTTTCTGAAAAGACGGCTGCGGCTCTGGCGGCCAAGGATCCGCGTATGCTCCCCGCCCTTCTGAAGGCGCAGATGGGACCGGAGAGCCGTTTTAATCGTACGCTCGGCCTGCCTCCTAAAGTTCAGCGCAAACTGGCCGCCCTGGAGGCTCGTGGGCGGAGTGCGACAGCGGCAAGCGCCGCAAAGGCTTTGGTCGCCCCGTGGAAGGTGGCGGCCAAAGCCCGGAATTTGACCGGGCGCGCTGCAGCCTCTGTGGGCCGCGGCGCGTCTGCGGTGCGCTCGGCAATGAACCTCGCGGGTCGTGGTCGCCGAGCGCTTATGCGCAGTCTGAAGGCTCAGGAGCGGCGGCTGCCGAATTAACGGCCGTTGCCTGCACGCATCTGAGCACGCTCTGGAAGTGTAGAATAGAAGCGATCCGGGTCGCAGGCGTCACCACCCTGGTCCTTGCAGATCGGGGAGAAGGGCTTGCCGTAGGCCGCCTGAGCAAAAGCCGCCTGGTCGTTGGGGATGGTCGTCGATGCGACCGTGTAAAAATTACGTTCGGCGTCACGCTTACGCTCGAACGGGTGGATATTACTCCACTGTACGGCAATTTCCTGCCGCACACTGGGATACCACGCAGCGCTCGGTCGGTCCGGGTAGTCTATGTAATCGGTCGGAAGCACGTTACCCATGGGGTTGTCGAACGAGGGCATGTAAACCTCCTCACGGAAGGGGCCTGGAGCGCGGCCGTCGCCCTGAGCCGGACGGAGCTTGCCGTCCTTTATCAGGTTCGCACCGTACAGGTAGTAAAGGATAGCCAGGACCAACACGCCGAGCGCAAAAATGCGCGGGTCGCGATTTATGATGTAAATAAGGACTGATGCATAGATGACGAAGCGGGAAGTGGCCGCGACGCGCTCACGTGCAGACTGCTTCGCGGTCGGCCAAAACTCGAGGAGCTTGTCGTTGCGAAAAATCTCCCGCGGGTCCATTCTGTAATAGTCTGAGAAATTACTTCTTTCGACCCTTGGACTTGGGCCGGGGCGTGGGACGAGGGGCCTGCTGTGCCTGCGGCTGGAGGCCGCCCATCAGGGCTGCGAGCCCGCCACCTCCACCGCCACCCATCATCTGGGAAAGCATGTTGTTCATACCAGCCATGAGCGCCTTCTCGTCCATGGCGCCACCGGTCGTCTTCATGTTCTTGGCACAATTCTCAGCAGCCGCCTCGATCATACTGAGCGTCTCGGGGGGGAACATGCTGATCGTGTTGCCCAAGATGTACATCGTCTGGATGTACTGCCAGATGGCATCCTTGGTCGCGGAAGTCGCCTCTGCGCTCGCCCACACCGTCTGAAGGTTAAGACCCTTGACGAACTCATTTTGCTCACTGAAAAAGTCTGGAGACTTGGCCATGAGCTGGGATGAGAACGGTCCGATTTGCTTCATAAATGCGTCGAACGTTGCGCGAGTGCGCGGGGTGGCCTGGACAGCCTTGAACGCCTCTTCCTCGGGGAACGTTGCTACGAGCTCGTCGAGGAACTGGCCCATCATTTCATTGAAAGCCTGAATCGTGGTCATCGTGTCACTGTGGTTTTGACGACCTAATTCCTTAAGTAAATTAGTAAGGTTCTTTGGTCATCGTCTCATGGGTTTCAGAGCTGCGCGAAACTATGAAATAGACCAGAAGGGCCACCAAGAACGCCGGTTTCATGAGCTCCGAGTTCTTGACGGGTCCTTCGTTGTTCATTTTAGCCCGGCCATATACGTAAGCCATGGTGACGGCGCCAGCTACAACCGCGGCGCCTGTAGGGTCCCGGAGGTACTGATCCATACTTTAGTACCTGTTGAGCAATTTTTTAGGGCAATTTCTCGATGCGCTGCGGACCGACTCGCGACTCGGCCGCATCATCAAATAGGTTCTGCTCCATGTTAGCCACGGACGGCTCACCGGCTGGTGTGCCTCCTGGAACGTTCGGTGGCGTCCCACTATTGTTCACGGTCACGGTGTTATCTACGCCGCCTGGCGTCTTCCCAAACTCCATGTTGGACCCATCGACGTTCACGGGGTCGACGGGGTCTTCGTTCATCACGTCCGGTACATCCTCGTCCTCATCCTCTGGAGCCTCTTCATCCTCGTGATCCAGGTTCAGGTCCTCGCCGGCCGCCGGCATAGGCAGGTACGTCTGGAGAATCTCAGCCGTCGGAACCAGGTCCTCTATGACCTCGGCAATTTTCTTTGAAAATCGCACCCGGAGATCATCGTTGCGCTCCTCTTCCGTATGGGGCTCGGTGATGATGAGAGGTCGCTCATACAGGTCCTTGGCGCACGCCTCGTAGCACCTCTGAACAAACACGTCGTTCGCCGGAAGCTTGATGCAAATCTTCTTGGACTTTTTGTCTGTCCGGATCGAGCTCAGAATCTTGACGTGGATGACGAATACAGCCGCCATCAGGTTCGGGAACAGAGGCTGGTTCTTGATGATCGCCTCTGTATTTTTGAGAGAAATTGAAGAGTTCCAAGTCTTGATGGCCCTGAGGAGCTCCTGGAAAACCAGCGTCGTGTTCTTCGACTTTTTGTCCATGACCTCCTTCTTAGCCTCGAGCCAAATCTCCCAGAAAGCCTCAATCATCACCGGAATCATCGCATCACAAAGCTTCTTGGTAAAGCGCCGCTCGGACTCGTTCAGAAGGTCCATGCTATAGTAAGTCCGCAGGACTTATTTGCGCGAAGCCTTGCGCAGTGACTACATATACACCCCATCATAAGCCTTTTTCCAATAGGCCAATTCGTCTTCTAGATTATTGATCCGGTTCAACAAGGCAACCTCGACCGCCTCCTTGTGAGTCAGACGGCGCTTGAGCCTCTCAATTTCATTTTCAAATTCCTTCGATCGAACCTTGTCGGTTTTATGAACCTGATTGGCCTCCCACGTCTGGTGCAGTTTAGATTTTTGGTGGGTCGTGAGATTTTTGTATGTAAATCCTGGGCGGCATGGGCACGTGTTCATAGGGGCGATCTCCATTACTTGTACCAGTCCAGAATCTCTTTAATCACCGGATGGCGCTCTATTTCAGCCTCGGTGAAAATGAC